GAGGGGCAATCAGACGCTTACTATGTTGGGTATGGTGAGCAGTACGCAAAAGAACAGACTGTAGGAGGTCAAAAATGAAATCAAGTGAAGCAATCAATGAACTGGCAAATGCACTCTGCAATGCTCAGTCGCAAATGGGGGGTGCCGTTAAAGACAGTGCCAACCCTTTCTTTAAATCTAGCTATGCTGATCTAACGGCAGTTATTAAGGCCATCAAGCAACCCTTTGCCGATAACGGTCTAAGCTATACCCAGTTCCCAGTCACCGATGAAAATGGAATGGGAGTTTGCACAAGGCTTATGCACGTTTCTGGGCAATGGCTAGAAGGTCAATTTACTCTGCCAGTGGTTAAGCGTGACCCACAGGCGGCTTCAAGCTCCCTGACGTATGCGCGTCGTGTATCTTTATCTTCTATCGCGGGAATCCCTACGGCAGACGATGACGCTGAATCTGCAATGCTACGGGGCGATGATAAGAAGATTATCTCTGATGACCAGATCATAGCCATCAAGAAATTACTTGATGAGACTGGTGCTGATAGTGAGAAATTCTGCAAGTGGCTCAAGGTTCGCTCAGTCGATCAGATTTTAGATATTCACTATGATCGCGCTGTTGCCGCATTAGAGGCTAAGAAGTGATTATCTTAGACCATGAGCAGGGGTCACCAGAGTGGCTTGCCGCACGATTGGGTAAGCCATCTGCCAGTATGTTTAACAAGCTAATTACGCTTACTGGAAAGCCATCTACCTCTGCTGATGGGTACATTAATGAGTTAATCGCAGAACGCCTGACGGGTAAATCTGAGCCGTTCCATGTGACCGAATGGATGGAGCGCGGCACAGCGTTAGAGCCAGAAGCTAGGGAGGCGTATGAGTTTATCTCTGGCAATGAGGTTATCGAAACTGGCTTTATTTTAGATACCGATTGGGAGTTTGGCTGTTCGCCTGATGGCTTGATATTGGATCAGGGAGGGCTAGAGATTAAATGCCCTGCCCCTAGAACGATGGTTAGCTATTTACGTGATGCACAGGTAGGCGTTAAGAAATACTGGCAACAAATCCAAGGCTGTATGTGGATAACCAGAAGGGGGTGGTGGGACTTCTTTGCTTATCATCCTGAAATGCCTCACGTTTTGGTGAGGGTTGAGCGCGATAATGACTATATCGCAAAACTAGCTACAGAGGTGGATAAGGCTGTGGCTGAAATTGTAAACCAAGTGGAGCTGTTAAAATGAAAGTAGGATTATCTGTAAGAATCGATGTAACCAAGATAGATAAGTCTCGCCTATACAAAGGGGCAAAGGGTACTTATCTCGATCTCACAACCTTTGTGGATACTGAAGAGCAAGATCAGTATGAGAACAATGGTTTTATCTCGCAATCTACCACCAAGGAAGAGCGCGAGGCTAACGTACAGACCCCGATACTGGGTAACGTAAAGGTATTTTATACCGATGGCAGTACGCCCAGCAGTGCGCCTGTAGAGCAATCTGGCATGAGTCTGGAAGAGTTAGATGAGGATGTGCCGTTCTAGGGTAAAAAAGCCCCCTCGAAAGGGGGCAAACCATAGGAGGTTGCGAGTCGGGGGAACCCGCCTAATTAATATAACACAAGGTTTTTAATCATGGAATTAATCGACACTGGCAGATGCTTAATTGCCGCCCAAAGAAGCAAAGGCGTTAACAGTCGCCAGCTTGCAAAAATTGCTAAGACATCGCCACAGCAGGTATTAAGATGGCGCAAAAGCAAGAACATGAAGATACACACAATACAGTTGTTGTGCTTATCTTTGGATATATCAATTACTGATTTTATATCATTTGGTTATAAGTAGGCTTTTGAGTTTACTTTAACCGCTGAATCTTTTAAGGTTCAAAAAGTATTCGGGCTAGAGGCTGATGAACTCTTTAAATTAAACATCAGAGCGTGGTTGACCCTCCAGTGCATAGCCCCCGAAGCAGATCGGTTTCTGCCAAGGGATAGATTAGAGATTCGATACGAATACGAATTAACCGCTGAGTCGCAAAGCCCTCAGATCGTAAATTTACTTTTTCTGAAGTAAAAGGGTTAAATCATCTTTAGAAAAGTTAAACAAAGTTTAAACAAAAATAATTTATTAATCACTTGGCGAGGCTTGCCGAGCCATAGGAGAACAAAATGAGTATTAAACATAAAGATGTCTGCCACCTAATAGGAATGACAGAGATTGAATTTATTAAATTCACACAGACTTTTGTGCCAGCTTATCAAATGTTTATATCTGACGATGGTAACTTAGGTTGCATTTATACTGATGGCGATTGTGGTTTTATGCTGTTTAGCACTGATTGCGAAGTATTTGAGGATGAGGGTGTAATGATTAGCGTCAGTGATCAATACTGTGATATTGATTTTCAGTCGATGCACGACATTCATTTAAAGCTATCTGGCTGGGAGGATTAGGAATGATCTCGATGCGAGAAACAAAGGCCGATAAGTCGCATGAAGAAAGATTATTAATTGCGATGGCAAGGCATTTAGGTTGCACTCACAAGCAATCACCTAACCTGAAAAAGTATAGGCTGGATGGCTGGTTTCATAATGGGGCAGAGCCAGATAGTCGTGGCGATATGTTGGGCTGGGCTGAGTGCAAATGGTATGGCGACAATAAGAAGGCATTTTGTGCGCTTAATGTTCCTAAATATATGGAGATGGTTAATCTTAGCCAGACCACTATGCTACCTTCTTATTTTATATTTCGTGAAAACAACAGATTCGGTTATATTGTCGTACACGATGGTCTTATGCATCGGGCTAAATTTAAAGTTAGTCAGGCAGGGGGAACTGCAAAAGGCAGACAGCCTAATCCTGATGACATAGAGCCATTAATCATGTTTGATAAATCAGAGATAATTTGGGGGAACTAATGTTATTAAATACCAAAGAAGATTGGCAACCAGAAGAAGCCGATGTAATTGCCTGGCAGAGAACGTATCCTGCAATCAATGTTCACCAAGAATTAGCCGCTATGGAGTCATGGTGCGATGCTAACCCTACCAAAAGAAAGACATCCAAAGGCATAAAGCGGTTTGTTAATTCGTGGTTAGCCAGAGCGCAAGATAGGGGCGGTTCGCCACAAGCTAAGTCAGCCACTAAGTCAGATTCTATTCGCGCTAAAACCATTGATATGCAACTCACAGATATATCGTGGCTAGATGGGGAAGATTACGAAATGATGAAGCAGTATTATATAAAGAAGCGCGGCTTTTATTATGACGGGGGTTTAATCAATGGCTAGTAAATATCACCCAGTTTTAGTCCCTTTCAAGGGCAAACATCCTTATTTCAAAGATGGCAAGGCGTACAGCTATCGCGAGTACAGCAACTGGACTTTTCAAAACGATGAGCGCAATGGCATCGTGCCTTCTACCATGAAAGGCAGATTAAGGGGGCAACCATTCTGTGAGCCTCGACACTTGTACCCGATTGCTGATTTTGCGGCTACCAGCGAGAAGATTAAAAAGCTGAGAGGCTATTGCAAGGAAGCTAGACTGCGCGTTTTAAACTCGCCCCGTCTGGAAGGTAAATCAGAGAAGATGTCAGATAAGTGGTTGAGGGTAAAACTGTGAGTCAGGGCGATCACGTTAGGATTAACAGTAAGCGCGAGTCTGAAGATAGGCTTCCGTTTCTTTTAAAAAGGATAGAGGCGTGGGATTACTCTGCGCCTTTAGTCGTTAAATTAGAGCCCTACAAAGACCCGCGATCACTGAGCCAAAATGCTTTGTTCCATGTTTGGTGCGCTGAGTTATCGGAGGCGTTTATCAAGAAAGTGCCTACCGCTACTAAAGAAAATATGAAGCTAATGCTCAAGCAACGGTTTTTAGGTACTTATGATATTCAGGTAGGCAAGACGCTGATAGAAGGTCAGGTAAAGTCATCATCTAAGCTAACAAAAGGCGAAATGGTACACTTTATGGATAACGTGTATCATTGGGCTAGGGACAACGGGGTATTGCTTAAAGTGCCGCATGATTCGGAATACGCGAGGCTACAAAACCAGCAGGAGAGTTAAATGGACAAGATCGATCCTAGAGTGTTAAAGGAATTTGCAACAACAGAAAGGCATCACCAGGTTCTGGATGCTGTTATTGAAACTGGATCAGCTAACAAGGCGGCTAGAAAGCTAAGTTGTAATAGACGCAGTGTTGACAGGTTATTGAAATCATTAGAGGCAAAGGCCGCCTCTCAGGGCGTATCACCCCATAGGGATTTAGTCCACCAGACCGCAGAAGGATTTGACGCAAAGAGAATATCTACTGCCTACAAAGAAGATGGATCTGTTGCGCTACAGTGGGTTATACAAGAGCCGCATAAGCGCGATATGAAGGCCAAGATCGATGCCATGATGGAAGGCATGAAAGACGATCTAAAAGGATTTA